GTGTGCAAAATAAAATAACAACAATAAAGGAAAAAACAAATGAGAAAGTTAATAACGTTGACAATTATGCTATCCATGACCTTTACCAGTTTTTCTCAAACCGTTACGAAAACGGACTCGATAGTTCCGTTAAAAGTTCCGGTAGCAAAACTAGTAATTAAGGATATACTTAGAGGTGATGGTGCAATCCAACAATTAGAAGAAACTGAAAAGGTACTTGAATTGACTAATCAAAAATTAGCATTGAAGGAAAATATATTATCAGTTTTAAATTCTAAAGTAACTAATTTAGATTATATCATTAAACAAAAAGATGAGCAATTTAAATTAGAAAGAAGTAAATCGGAAGAATTAATTAAAGAAATTAAACAAGTTAGAAGAAATGCATTTTTCTATAAAGTTGGTTCATTCGTTGGAATCATAACTACTACTTTATTTTTATTAAAATAAATTAAATGGCTTCTTTAAAAGACATAATTAAATTAGAGTATTCTAAGTGTGCTTCGGATCCTATATACTTTATGAAAAAGTATTGTATGATTCAACACCCGGTCCGCGGAAAAATTCCATTTCACTTATTTCCGTTTCAGGACAGAACCTTAGTAGAATTTAAAGACCATAGATATAACATTGTATTAAAATCCCGACAAACAGGTATTTCTACTTTGGTTGCGGGATTTTCCCTTTGGAAGATGTTATTTAATCAAGATTACAACGTATTGGTAATTGCAACAAAACAAGAAGTTGCGAAAAACTTAATTACCAAAATTAGAGTAATGAATCAGTATCTACCAAGTTGGTTAAAACAAGATACGGTAGAAGATAATAAACTTTCACTTAGATATGCAAATGGTTCTCAAGCAAAGGCAACTTCATCTTCTGGAGATGCAGGTCGTTCTGAAGCCTTATCTCTATTAGTATTTGACGAGGCTGCGTTTATCGATAATATTGAGGAAATTTGGATATCTGCACAATCTACGTTATCAACGGGTGGTAGTGCAATTATTCTTTCTACTCCAAATGGTGTGGGTAATTTCTTTCACAGAACATGGGTAGGTGCAGAAGAAGGAACAAACGATTTCAATACAATTCGATTACACTGGTCAGTTCATCCAGAACGAGATCAAAGTTGGAGAGATGAACAAGCAAGATTATTAGGACCAAAGGGTGCAGCACAAGAATGTGATTGTGACTTCGTAAGTTCCGGTGATACTGTCATCGATCCTGAATTACTTATGTTTTACAAAGAAACATATGTACAAGAACCAATTGAGAAGACTGGATGGGATTCTAACCTATGGAAATGGGAATATCCAAATTATAATAAAGGATATATGGTTGTTGCCGACGTTGCCCGTGGTGATGGTGGTGACTACTCTGCATGTCATGTCTTTGATATTGAAACTGCAACACAAGTAGCAGAATATAAAGGAAAAATGGATACCAAAGATTTCGGTAATTTCTTAGTTGCATTGGCAACCGAATATAATGAAGCACTTTTAGTAATAGAGAACGCGAATATTGGTTGGGCAGTAATTCAACAAGTAATTGATAGAGGATATCGTAATTTATTCTATATGAGTAAGGATTTAAAGTATGTAGATGTTCAACATCAACTACATAATAAATTCAGAGCAGAAGAAAGAGGTATGGTTGCAGGATTCTCTACTACATCTAAAACTCGTCCTTTGATTATTTCTAAATTAGAGGATTATGTTAGAGAAAAATCAGTTACAATTCGTTCATCGAGGTTAATAGAAGAACTATTTACATTTATATGGGTTGGTAATCGTGCAGAGGCAATGAGAGGGTATAATGATGACTTGGTGATGTCTTTAGGTATTGGATTATGGGTTAGAGATACTGCACTTCGTTTAAGACAAGAGGGAGTTGATTTAACTAAAATGGCAATCGGTGGAATTCAACAACATTCATTCACATTAGATGGGTTTGGTGGTAATTCATCATTAGATGAGAACCCTTGGAAAATGAGAGTTGGTGATAGAGATGAAGATTTATCACAATGGTTGTAAAATAGGTAATAAATTAGTTTTATATATTTATAGTATAAAGACGAGGAATATTATGATAAAATTACAATCACTACTTAATGAAGAATCTCCATGTTGGAAAGGATATCAACAAGTTGGCATGAAAGAAAAAGATGGAAAACAAGTTCCTAATTGTGTTCCAATATCAAATGAATCATATGAAGATGATTATGATGAATTAGATGTAGAAGATGATGATGAGGAAGACTTTTTAACTTATCTACAATCATATAAAAACGAATTAAAAGAAGCAAACTGCAATTGTGTAAATGAAGCAGAATATCAAGGTAGAGATGTTCAATTAGGCAAACCAATGGCAGGTGATGTTAAAAAATTCAAAGTATATGTAAAAAATCCACAAGGAAATGTTGTTAAAGTAAATTTCGGACAAAAAGGTGTTAAAATTAAAAAGAATAACCCTGAAAGAAGAAAATCATTCAGAGCAAGACATAATTGTGAATCACCAGGACCAAGACATAAGGCAAGATACTGGTCATGTAGAAAGTGGTAAAAAATAAATAATAAAGGTTATAAATTAAAACAGAAAACAAATGGCGGATACTTCATTTTTCGGTAGATTAACTAAACTTTTCCAATCTAAGGCAGTTGTGACTGTTGATAAAGATGGTAAAAGAAAAGTTTTTGATGCAGATGAAAGACAGCAAACGAATTTATCATCATTAAGAGATAGATACACAAAAATTCAAAAATCCTTTTTTGAACAAGCAGGTGGTGCACAATCAATGGCATACCAACAAGTTCGTAGAGAAGTATTTAGAGATTATGATGCAATGGATTGTGATCCAATCTTAGCATCTGCATTAGATATTTACGCGGATGAATCTACATTAAAAAATGAATTTGGTGATATATTAACCGTTCGTTCCGATAATCAAAAAGTACAAGAAGTATTAGATAACTTATTTTACGATATTCTTAACGTTGAATTTAACTTATGGCCATGGGTTCGTAATATGTGTAAGTATGGTGATTTTTTCTTAGGTTTAGAGATTGCCGAAGGTAAAGGTATCGTAAATGTAACACCCCATTCAGTATATAACACAGAAAGATTAGAAGGACAAGACCCAAATAATCCAAATGTAGTTAAATTTAAAGTAACTGAAGACCCGAATGGTAAAGTAGAATACGAAAACTTTGAAATTGCACACTTTCGTTTATTAGCAGATACAAACTGGTTACCATATGGTAAGTCAATGATTGAAAATGGTAGAAGATTGTGGAAACAATTGAGTTTAATGGAAGATGCAATGTTAATCCATAGAATCATGAGAGCACCTGAAAAAAGAGTGTTCAAAATTGATATAGGTAACATTCCACCAACTGAAGTAGATAACTATATGCAAAGAATTATCAACAAAATGAAGAAAGTTCCTTTCGTTGATAAAAATAGTGGTGATTACAACTTAAAATACAACATGCAGAACTTAACGGAAGATTTCTTCTTACCGGTTAGGGGAGGTGATAGTGGAACATCAATTGAAAACCTTGCAGGATTAGATTATGCAGCAATTGATGATATTGAATACTTAAAAGCTAAATTATTTGCTGCTCTTAAAATTCCTAAAGCATATTTGGGATATGATGAGAATGTAAATGGTAAAGCAACACTTGCAGCGGAAGATGTTCGTTTTGCAAGAACAATTGAAAGAATCCAAAGGACAGTAGTTTCAGAATTAAGTAAAATAGCAATCGTGCATTTATACGCACAAGGTATTACTGATTCAGAAATGACTAACTTTGAATTGCAATTAGTTAATCCATCAACTATATACGAACAAGAGAAAGTAAATCTTTGGTCAGAAAAAGTTAGATTAGCACAAGATATGCAAGGATTGAATATGTTAAGTAAAGATTGGATTTATGAAAATATCTTCAAAATGGCACAAGGTGATCAAACTCGTGAAAGAGGTAAGATTATTGAAGATATTAAAGATAGATTCCGTTATAGTTCTATTGAAAATCAAGGTAATGACCCTGCAGTGGAAAGCGAACCTAATGATGTTGAGGAAAGTTTAGAACAAATCAAAACTGAATTAGCAAATAAAGGTGGAAGGCCAAGAGAAGGTAATACCTATGGTAAAGATAAATCACCATTTGGAAGAGACCCATTAGGTGATAAGGAAAATAAAAATGCACTTAAACACAGAACATCTGAAGAAAGAGCATTACAATATATCAATGGAATTGCTTCAAAACGTAAATATTTAGCAGAACAAAAAGGTATGTTAGATGAGACTAATATCATCGATGACACGCAAAATTAATCAATCATAAAAAATTTTATATTTATAATAGAGTTTTTGAG